CAACCCCACCAGTCTCGCCATAGATAGAACGGATGTTTGTAAATCCGTCTACTTTCCAAACTTTCTGTAATAAATCAGATATTTTAGACATAACAACAGGGCTTTGGTACTGGGCAACTTCACCAATAAGTGTACCTAGGCTTTTACCTGCTACTAATTCATCTCCCATAGAAAACAATGAACCCACAAAGCCATCAAGGTTAGACATATCTTCACGTAATCTAGAAGATAGGTCTGTAAAAATACGGAATTCAGCCTCTGGAGCATTCTTAGCAAGAGCATCTAACTCATCTGCAAATTTAGCACGGCGTGCACTTTCTGCCATACGTACTTTTTCGGTAGCATTGACAAATGTATCTGCCATGTCAAGGAGATTAAGTTCTTTGTCACCCTTTAATGTAACAGCAAACTCATCTGCGTTGTGAACACCAATTGAAATTGCGTTTGCACGTGGAACTTCGTCCATAATGAGGTAGCCATCAAAGAATCCAGCAGTGTTTTTCATATCAGCGCTGAGAAGTCCAATAGCCTTGGTCAATTCACCAGTCTGCACTGTAGGATTTTCTACAATAAACTTAGCAAGAGCGGTAGGAGACAGAACAGCATCGGCTGCTGCATCTACACCTTCCCAGGCATAGATATCTTTAGAGGTATTGAGAAGTTTCTTAAATGTACCAATTTGGATATTGGTGATTTCTGTTTCTCTTGCAATAATTTCTTGTTCTGCTTTTTTGTACTTAGAAGCATAACGCTTGTAAGGACTTGAAATCTTTTTAGATTGCTTGTCTCTTAGAATCTGACCAGTTTTTTCTAGTTCATCAATGGCTTCTTTAGCCATATTATCAAAGCCAGCATTGTTGACTTGTGATAATTCCTTAGAAAGAGCAGTTACTGTTTTGCCTTGGCTTAGAATCTTGCCTACAGCACCAGGTCCAAACCAGATTGATGGGTCTAACGAAACGTTAAGAACCGCATCTACAATACCAGATGACACACGGTAGGCGTTACTATTTGGATTCATGCCTATGCCATTAAAAATACCGCGACCAATGGTAAATGACTTACCATTAATTCTTCCGTACTTACCCATGGAGGCAGCCTGTGCTTTGCCAACCTTGCTTTCAGGTGTGATAAAGAAACCTTCGCCTTGTCCGCCAAGTCCACCTGTAAGAGAAATGTCACCTCTGGCTGCTTGTTGAACTATTTGTCCTAGTTGTGTGCTTTCACCAAGGATATTGCCAGTAACATCTTTTAATAATTGTCCAGCAGCACCTTCTTCTCCACGGAATAATGCAGTTGTGCTACGTGCAATAGCCGTAGTCGCATCATAAGGAGAACGAAGTGCAGCAAAAAGTAAACGTGTAGTACCCTTGAATGGGTCGTAGATTGTATTATCAAAAGCATTTGCAACTGCACCTAAAATTCCACGGTCAGGAGAAACCTTCTTTTTTAATTTATCTACATTAAAAGCATCTGCTTTGAGTGCAGCGATTCCGTCTATCGTTGTAATTTTATCTAGCCCAGGAGTATTTGCATCTAATCCTTGGCGTACCATAGACATAACAAGGTCCTTGCTCATACCAGGATACTTGTTAGTAATGGAGTTAAAATTTGCATAGGTCTGAGGAGTCAATGACCCCATCTGGACCTGCATGAGACGTTGTGCTGGAGTTAAAGCCATTACATAGATTCCATCTCGTTGTACGCTTCAACCATCATCATAAGTTGACGTGACTCTGGGTTTGCTGCAGCCATAGCGCGAACGAAGATAGAATCAGGATTTGGTGCGTTTACAGGAAATGGTTGTGCTTCTACACCACGACCAGGACCAAACTCTGCACCATCTGAAAGAGGAATACCTTGTGCACCTGAGCCACGCTCAAAAGCATTTACACTAGGAATCTGAGATACAGGTGATGGTTCTGGCATGCTTGGTCTAGGTACATTAGTAGATGCGCCACCAGCAATTGATGTTAAATCAGCACGCTGACCATAGCCACCGCCAGTTGAATTCTGCATCTTTGCTTCGCGCTGAATCTTTGCTACACGCTCTGAAACATTATTGTCAGTACGAGATGAGTTTGCTCCTACGCCTGAGACCTTTTCGTTAATAGCCATTAGTCTTCATCCTCATCTAAGTGTTTTCTAATATCTTCTATTGTTGGTGCTGATACCATCCATTCAGGACGCATCTCTCTTGCGGATAAAATCCACAATGCATTATCAACTGTAAATCCTGCTTTACGCAATGATTTATAAAATTCATGTAACTCGATAGCGTACTGGTCTAGTTTTGAGTAGTCTTCGTCAACTACCTTCTTCTTTCTTGTAGCCATTTGAGTTCCTTATCCTAGTCCCGCTAACATTGTTGCTAAATCTGCTGGTGCTCCCTGTTGTTGAGGGGCCCCGCCAGAAGGTTGTCCAGGAGCCGCTGGGGACGGGGGCGCTTGCTCAACTGGGCCTTGTGTGCCTGGCGGAGCCATCTCTGTCTGTGGAGGCTGTGCAGGTGTTTCCACCTTAAACACTGCCAACGCAGCAGACTCTATGCTCTCCCCTTTACGACGACGTTCAATAACATCGGCAATATTTTGGATTAACTTAGTTGGGTCAGCACCTTGTGCAACCATTGCTGGAATCGCTTGTGCGCTTGCAGTAATTGACGCAGTAAGGTTTTCGCGCATCTTTTCAATCTCAATACGTTGTTCTTCCATAGTAACGTTAACGCTCCATGGCAACTCACGGCGAATAAAGTCTTTAGATACTAAATCAGCACCTAATGCTTGAAGAGAGAAAATCAGGGCACGTGAAGGGTCTAATCCAGCCATCAAGCCATATCGGACTTCTACCGAAGTATCGCCCTTAATGTCCTTGCTTGGCATGTACTTTAACTCGTACGGTGTTCCTTGCGCTACGCCTCTGACGTTCTTTTCTTTATTGAAAAGGACTTCATCCATTTCAAAACATAACTTGATAACATCTTCTAACACCTCAGCAAGAACTGTTTGACCAGCCTTAATCTGAGAGTCAAAAGCACCAAGCAATGCCTGGACACCTTGGCCAGTAATAACACTAGCGTCAATGTTTCCAGTTCTACCTTCAGGATATCGAGCACCTAAACGCAATTCAGATTGGAGGGCTGATTGCTCCTGGAAAGTAGCAGCGGGAATGTCCAAACGAACACGCCCAACACCATTAGGTTGATTAGTACGAATGATTGCATCTGGGCCCATAGGCATATCCAGAACGTCATCAGGTACTACGAGTGGAGCCTGGATGGACTTTTCAGCCGCTTCCATAGCAAGGTTTGCAAAACGAGCACGAGCAAGTTGTACGAAAATTACATCATCAAATTGTCCGCGAGGCTTTCCATCAATAGATGGACGCTCAGCGACGACAACAGTCATTCTGCCCATAGGGTTTCTAGCAGAACTAAGGATTAAATCTTTGCGTGAGGGAACATACAAGATGATTGATTCTTTATCCATATAGCGGATAACTTCAATATCTTGGTTTAAGTTCTGCTCATACCCATACTGACCAAGGATTGCACGGTCAAACTCAGGAAACTCATTGACAAGTTCAATAAGTGTTTTATTGTAACGCTTAGCATATGCAACTAAACGGCCAAAACGGTCACGTTCGTAGTAGACACCAGTAGGGTCTTCTACGCGAATACGAGGCATGCTGTTATCCCAATCTGCTTCCACATGGATTGGTAAAAATCCATATGAGAAGTACTGGTCAGAACCTGGGTACATCTGCGTCTGTAAACGTGAATGATAAACATAATTATTAGCAATCATACTACGCTTGTCAGCATACGCGCGTGCGCGGTCTGATGTTACATTTGTAGTAGAACAGTTAATAGATGGCAGTGGTGCTAATACTTCTGCTAAGTCGCGTGCTGCGACATCGATGAAGTTTGCAACCATAGCATGTGACATGCCCTCAGGAAACATGTCGGGAAATATCTCGACCATCTTTCCTTGACGCACGGCAAGTACGTTAGCCATTTGGGTATCGCGCTCATAAGCGCGATGCTTCATAGCCTCTACGCGACGTGCGATGAGTTTGATGTCTGCCATTATTATCCTAACGATTGATTAAAATTACTTAAGGTGTTGTACGACGTTTATTTGTTTTAGACAAATTAGTCCATACACCAGGTTTATCTCCTGGCCTAATGGGCAATGTTTCCATTCTACCAGGCGTATCGCCTGGTGTTATAGGCATATTCCATTTTTTAGAAATAACTAGTTTAGGTGCAGGGTTCTTTTTTGATGGCACTTTATTCTCCTAATCGTTGTATTAATTACATTGATGAAGAAGAACGTCCGCCACTGCTGCGGCGACCAGGTGTACCCATTCCACCAAAACCATATGGTGAGTTTGAGCGGCCTGACTTGGCTGCGTTTGCAGCCTTGTTTTTTGCTGCAACGATACGGTTAGCACCGTACATACGCTTTACACCCTCTGTGTATGTTGCTGATGCCTTACCAGCGCCCACCTTTGCAAGTGCTGCTGTCATACCATCTGACTTAATCTTGTTGATTGTAGCCTGTGATACAACGTTTTTTGTCATCTTAGGCATTGATGCGCGTGCTGATGCATCTGCTGCTCTTGACTTTGCTACTGATGCGCGGCGTGTAACGGATGCTGTGTTCTTAGCGCGCGCTGAATCTGCTGACTTTGCTGCCATTTCTTTCTCCTATTATTCGTATTGAGCAAGTTCGTAATCGTTGAGATTAACAACGTAACGATTGCTTTGTTGTTTTGCCGTAGCCCACTTGTTTGGGATATGGCTCTGGCTCATTCTTGTGGTGCCTATTACTTCGCGCGCACGTAGTTCACAGAACCACAGTGCCATTACGCAGTCTGTCTTGCCTTTGGTATCTGGCTTCCAGGTTATTAATTGCTGGATTAAAGCCTTGATACCTTCTGAACCATCTTGCGATGGCAGTTCTATTAAGTTGTCATCTTGATGCACGTTACTACGCATAGTCCCAAAGAGACCTGACATAGCAGCCACACCAAAGCCCGTGTCCCATTTATTCCTACCAGTAAACTGGCTAGAAAATCTGACACCAGCGGAGGCAAGATAAGTACGTAAGACTTCATCTAAAGCATAGGCTTTCTGATGAGCATTAGTCTCAATACGTAGTTCTTGTGGACTATACTTTTCAACCCACGTCTCAATTAACTTTTGAATCTTTTGAGGGGTTGGCTCTTGCATATTCTCTACATCGAGGATGTAGCGTTTTCTTGTCTGACGGTCAACCGTCATAATAACAGCAGCGGTGTTGCCACTCATCGCTGGGTCTAAGCCCATGATGGTGTACCACTGACCTTTTTCTTCTGGATGACCAGGCGTACCAGGCTTTAGAGGTCCGCGCTTGCGCATCCTGTTGATTGAACCTTGGACACAAGCAGGTGGGAAAATAGAATCTTCCTGGACGTCCTGCTGCTGATAAACAAGTGCCCAAGCAGAAGGAGAGACTTCTGAACGTCTGCGAAACAGTGCTGGCCCGTTCCACTTAGGATAAAGGCCGTCCTCATCTGGAAGGATGTTTTCATCTGAACCTTCCCATGGGATATTAGACTTTGGCCAAAGGGGAACCCATTGTTCGGGGTCATCGTTGTACTCCAATACTGCTGGCATTGACATGTAGGTAAACGGTGTCTTACCACCCGTCCAGTGTTCAGGATTGCGAATCTCTCGATATAAATCATTTGCTGCGATACGGGTACCTACGATAAGCAGTTTACCAGAATCACCAAGACGAGTTACAACGTCTCGCTGCAACCACAGAAGTTGCTTTTCCCATTCATGAGCGTTAGATGTAGTAACAACGTCGTCAAGAATGATAAGGTTAGAACGAGCACCAGTGATTTGACCACCCACACCAAGGGCCTGAACAGTCGGGTCCTTTTCGGTGGAGTCACGGCTGAGGTAGATACGGTCTGCTTTCCAGGTATCTGCATCCTCTTTCCATCCTCCGACAGAGCCATAGACGGCCTGCATTTTAGCCCACCGCTCATGAGACAGGCGCTGCTTGATTGAGTATAAGTATTCTTTGGCGCGCTCTTGAGTCTTTGAGACGATGGTAATCTTGATGTTAGGGTCCATGGCAATGCGATAGACACAGTAGTTGACCGTGATGACGGTAGACTTGGCATGCTCGGGGGGTACGTTCAGCAGTAGTCGTTTTGGCGAGGCAGGCTCATAGACCATCGAGTCATGGATGTAACTTGGCTCACGTCCTTCTAGGATATCAATCCAAGAACGGTGATGGTCAAAGATTGGGCTGCCTAGGAACTCCTTGGAGAACTCCTCAAAGCCTATCTTAAACTTAGCGTCCCCTGTGACGATGGAGAGGGTCTTCTCCCCCTCAGTTCGGGCTTTCTCTAAAGCGGCCATGAACTTCTCGTCTTTGCGCCAGTCTTTCATGACATCGGGCTTTCTATCAGCCCTGGCGATTGCATCTTGCAAGTCTAAACCTTGCCTGATGAATTCTAGTACTTTGTCCTTTGCTTCACGCAAGGCCACCACATTGTGATGTTCTTTACCACCTTTGGCAGCCATATAAACCCCCTATAATAAATCCCCTTTATCGCTCGGCTTGCCCTGCAAGCCTCGCTAACCCCTCGTGTGTTCGTGGCTGGCACCAAGCCAGCCCTTACGGTCTGTCTTAGCCACCCACTCACAGTTAGATAAACTCACTACGTGCTTGTCGTTCGTTTATCGTTACGTATATACTAACCCGTTCAAATACGAAAAGCGAACGCAGTGAGTTATGTAATGTGACGGAAGTCACCCAATTTATAGTACTAATACGGACATACGGGACACTAGAGCCTAAATACTGGAAAAATAATTTTAGGCGATAGTGTATATATATACGGGGACCGTATAACAAGCACTGGGGTCGCCCTGCGACCACGAAGTACTTAGGCGAATGATGAGGGCAGGCTATGCCTGCTCATTCGCTTCTGTTGTCCTCTATCCCGTCCGCAGGACG